ATGTTTAACTGCGTCACGTCCCCTACGACAGCGGACAACCCATTAGAGTTTGCAGTCACAGTAGCGGTCAATGCATTTACGGCATTAGTCTGGATATCTATTCGGTCATTGGTTGCAGAGTCACGAAGAAGTAAATTTGCATTCACGCTATCGATGTTTGCGGCAAATACACTAATACTACTATCTGTCGCATCAATGCGTGAGGTTAAAGTAGTGTTTGAATTTGCAATAGCATCTGCAAGTAGGTCAGAATCGATACCATCTAGAACAACACCTTCGAGTTGTGCTTGAGTTTCAGCCTGCTGAGTTGCGAGAACAGTGATGCCGCTATCGGTTTCAGTTATACTTGCATGTAATGTCAACAAGGAAGCCGCGTTAGCAGCAACAGCATTTTCAAGGTCGGTTAAATCTACTTCAGCAGAAAACGTAAACTGACTGAGATATTCCTGATTCACGACATTAATGACATTAGAGGAATCTAGACCACTACCACCAAACGCGCCTGTTTCGATTAGCTCAAAGTTTTCATTAATCTTATCGAATGCCGCATTGACATTGTCTGCAAGATTGACTAATTGTATGCTACCTGTGCTCATTTCTTATCCTCTAATAAACGAAAAAGCAATTCTTTTATTTGTGATATGTCATCTTTCAGGCCGTTTACTTCTGCGGACAGTGAATTGACATGTTCTTGCCGTTCTTGTTGTATTTTACTTCTTTTTTTTGAGTTTTCGATTTCAGTCTTATTAGTATTTAGGATAACCCCCGTTCGTCTATCCCTTACTAAATTGCTGTGACCTTTTACTCTTTGATGATTATTCATTATGCTACCAAAGCAATCGCACGAAGGTCTCTTATAATAGGGGACTTACTTGAGTTGGTAGACTTCATCACAATCTTCACTTGGAATACTGAGAATAAATCGATGTCAAGTGAATATTCATAGTCACGGAATACTTCAGAGTCTTCATCAGAAGGGATTATCGTATCTATAGGTGCTAATACCCATTCGATTACGGAATCTCCTTCAGAGTCAACTTGATCTAAACTATCTTCATCAGTTGCAGTTTTAATATAAACTTCAAACTCTGATGTCGAAGGTCGGTTTGCTGCGAATATAATCTTCAGACCAACCGATGGTTCATCGATAACTGTAGGTATGGTTATATGTTGTGCAGAATCATCAATACCAATGACATTCTCAAGAGCAAGAACCGAAGTCCTTTGCAGATCAATGACCGGAGAGACCTTAGAGTCTTGAGTAGCCAAAGTAATAGAAAGTGACAAATTAGGGGATGTCCCTGCATTGTCTTCTGTCGATACCACCTTCGGAGTGGTATTGAGGTTAATATCATTCAAGAAGACTAATTGGTTTCCTGTAGTAGTGTACAGGTTGTTTGCCGAGGTAGAAGAACGACCACTACCATAGGATGAACCTTCTGCGGTACTCCCTTGGGCAACAACGGAGGTTGTGTTTGGTGTGATTGTCTGTATTAACGGGACGAACTGATCGAACATTACCTGTTGAGATGCAGTCACGTCATTACCGCCACCTACAGAACTGCCAGATGCTAATGTCGTTACGTCTATAGTGTAACCTTCCCACGTTGGATTTACAACTTGGAATAGACCTTCTAGGTCAGATGCAATTAGACCACCTGTACCGTTGGTTACATCGGATATAGAGACAGTATCTCCAGAAGTGAATCCGTGGCCTTCGTGGTTAACAGAAACTAGAGAAGAACCTGACGTGGTTTCAAAAGGATCTGTTCCTAGAGTAACCTTCGGTAAAGGTGCGTTATCAAGTAGAAGCGTACCCGTAGTACTAAACTCTGCACGGTCTAATTCGAACATGAGGTCTTTAGTTTGATCCGGTGTCCAAGTAAATCCGTTCTGTGATAGGAATAGAGAACCTAGAGTAGGTTGTTTAGTCACTCTATCTTCACGTGAACCGAATACGTTCTTGTAGGTTTCAGCGATATACACATTGTACTCTACCGACTCTGCAAGTAAGATTATCGCATACTCTTCGCCACTTGTCAAGTAGATTGGTTCATCAAACTCAACTATTGTTGCAGCTGCTTGGACATCTTCGATTGTTTCTGGGTTAGTTGCAATCGTAATATCAGCAGGATCAATAAACTTAACTGCGCCAGGCAAGATGATGTTTGTAGGAATACCATTCTCTACTGAACGTATCTGTACCTGTAGTGGAATATTCGCATCAGCAGTTTCAACGAAGACTCGTGCCTTGGTCAAGAACATACCATTCGGATTTTCTATTTGATCTACGAAGAAAGTCTGTGCGAGAGGATCTCTCCGACCAGCACGTCTACCTACCAAACGAGTACTACGTACAGTTCTTTGTACGCTTTCAATTGTACCTGTAGAGGTGTAGGTCGCACGGGTACTACAAAGTGCTTCAGATTCGTCATCAACATCCACATCTAATAGTTTGAATTCCTGTGTTCCTGTGCGGAAGTTTATAGCTGTAGTGTTCGGTAAGAAGAACGTACCAATTAAACCACCTTTGGAATCGGTTTCTAATAGAGTTGCTCCACCAAGAACAGCAGGGTATCCAGTTGCATTTGCATACTGACTACCAAACTCTTGAGTGTCATCAGAGAAGTTAGTTGCGGTTACTTCTTGTCGTACCCATGCACTGACATCGACCCCACCAAAGAATGCAAACATTTTAGTATTAGGTCGTAGTCCTTTAACAGTAAAGTTAATTCTACGAGAACGCATGAACGGAATGATTTCTACATCCGCAACTCTTTCACCGATGAAGTCTTGAATGCTTCGTGATGCTGCTCTAAAAGAAACGTCCCTAGGTATAGTGGTGAATAGTCCACTGTTACTGGCATTGTTACTCAATCTACCTGAACGTAAAGCTGGTCTAGTATCGAAATCTTCCATGCGAGTTTCATCAAATCTACGAACAGTAGTTTGCATGATAGGTGGTAGGTTACGAGTCTCTACCCATTCATCTGATGATGGAGACAGGTTCATATGTCCTGTCTGAGTGATTACCGCAAATGGGTTGACGTTCATTGTACTAGTTGCTAACAACTGTGACACCAACGAAACATCGGTATATGGTAAAGTGACTAGGTCACCCTTTTTAGTAACAGAAGTTGTATTGTCTGTACTATACACCATTCGTACGGAGTTCTCACGGAAAGACGGTTTCAACCGACCATTAGGGTCGATAGAAGCTCGGTAGTCCGGATTATTAATATCTGAGAAAGTAAAGTCAGTGAAGTTATCTGCAATAAATCCTGCTTTGGTTCTAGAAAGACCATTACTATCTAATACATTTAATGAGTTGGTGTTACTCTCCAAGAGACTTAGTGTCGTTAGTTCGTATAGATCTTCAACTCTTTCCGATAGTTTACCGATATCTTTCATCGTAAAACGTTTGTTCGGAACATAAGTGCTTGAGAGGTCAGCAGTACCAAATGTATATGCATTCAACTTGAACTTGTATAGTGCGAGAGAACCTGTAGGAACTTCTGGTTCACGTGGGTTTTCTGCTGGTTCTCCTTGAATGACTTGTAACTCACCGAAACCAATATCCCCTCGACTGTCTACCGCATTAGCAACAAGGATATCGATACGTGGTAAGTAGTATGATATGTTGCTGATAGTAATGGCCGAAGAATTCTGAGGTAATGGGAAGATTTCGAATTCATTAGTGTAACTAGGTGCAGATTGTTTCACGGGACGGAAATCTAACACATCGCGCAGAGAGATGACTTCTCCTGAAGCTGTGGTGTGACTAGGAATCTCATCATAGTCATCTAAGTCGTATGAACTCGCGGCAAAGTATTGACCGATGTTCTCGTGTACATAGTACGTGAATTCAACTTTAACTTCTGACTGTGCTCCAAACGGGATAGTATATCCGGGCTTGACGAGAACTTGCGCAAGGTCGTAGAAGTTATCTCTCTGTCCACCGTCTAAAGTGAACTGGTGGGTTATGTCAACCCAAGGATCTGTTGCTAAGAGTCTATGTTCTACTGATTGTATTGCTATAGCATCTGCAACGTTTAGAATGATAGGACGTTTCTGATTATCTACGGCAGGTATTCCCTGTATCACTGTCGCTGCGGTGATCGTTTTCTTACGTGGTGCAGAGGTAATTTCTTCGAAAGATAATACTTTGTAGCTCCCACTAGGAGTTAATCCGCTGTACGTACCGGCCGTTGGAGTGATTGGGAGTATAGGGCCTGCATCTTCAGCAATTACCCAGTTAGTATACTCAGTACCTGCTATAGTTATTTCACCATTAGAGTTTGCAGTTGCTTCATGATATACCTGTGCGGTATAGTTGGCAGTAATCGCATCTTTGGTAGGACTTTTGCTAGGTAGTGGGAATAGCAGATTGTTGTCCGCAGTAGCATAAAGGTCACTACTAACCAAGGGCATTACGTCTCCACTTAAAGGTTCGTCCAGTTCAACTGCATCCGAGAAGTTTTCGGTACCTATTCGACCGCTTTGATCGAATATACCGCTCATTATAATGTTGAATAAGTACGCACGGTATCCTGTAGGATCCTGTTCGATCATTCGAATGTTCGCATAACCAATGACATCGTTCGTTACATTTTTTATACGTACATAAGAAAATGTATTTAAACGACCGATACCTTGACAGTTATCTGCATCGATGTAAACATAGTTACCGAATCTGGCTTCAACGTTCTCGTTAGTTTTATCAAGAGTGTCTCTTGCCTTTGGTACTGTGATGTCTGTAGTACCGATTTCTAATCGATAACCATCAACATAGGCAATACCTTCGGTTACATCTAGATTTAAGTTAGCGTCATCTAGTTCTTCGAAGATTGCTTTGAATGGTTCTACTACGTAGTCACCAGACTCTTCTTTAGTTCTTTGTGCGAGTAAATCATTGATTCTATTGTATGCATCGAACGTAGATACTTCGCGAGTGATAACTCCATCGACAACACGTGCAATGAATACGAAGTTCTCTTCTTCTTCGACTTGGTCACGCGTGGTTGGAATTAACTTGATTTGATATCTGTGAGCGCCAGGAGCTGTTGCATTAGGAACTTCACCTTGGTTGTCGTATAGACTATCGTCTTCACCTTCAGTGATGATGGTCTGTACAATTCGGAAACCTACATCAACTGTCGGTAGAGAACTATATTTGTCGATGAAAGAACTACCACCTTCCATATAGACGAAGTGTCCCTGAACAAAGAAATCACCGGCAGCAAAGTATGCTTTAGTTCCGCGACCGGCTGCAGGAATTGCACCGTCTGCGGCAACAGTGATACTAGAGGTCACTGACCCATCTAGTGCGATTAGAGTGTCTAGAGCAGAAATACGAGGAGCAACTGAATTGTTAGTTACTACTGAGGTGTCCATATATTGAACATAAAGAGTTGCTGGATCAGTTGCTGTCGCCTCTACTATCTCTACTACCTTTACCTCAATACCCTTATCAACAAGAGTGTTGTTAGTTAGGGTTTTGCCTAGTAGGTCTGGAGAGAGAATGCTAACAGGATCCAGACGAATATATTCTAATCTATTATCAACTGTGGCACCGCCTGGGTTTACCAGAGCACCTTCTTTGAATATGTTACGACCGAAACGTGCAATCTCTTCTTGGATGATTGTCTGCGATTCGATTAACTCACGTGCTTGTAGTGCGCGTCCAGAGTTAAACAATACACGATGATAACCGTCTTCTTCTTTCCAGAAATCTCTATATGTTTCTTCGAACGTCTTATTTGTAAAATCTGCCATGATTAATCCTAAACGGTGATTACTATCTTGATGTCTTCTTGTTGTTCTGCGTCACGCCGTATTCTTGCACGGTTCTCAATATATAGGACTTCTCCAGAGAATCGATTAATGCCATTTGATGGAGAAAGAGACGCAATCTCTCCGGACACTGAAACACCTGCTTGCGACACGGACTCTCCCATTTCGAAAGCTTTGAATCCAGTAGATTCGTTTTGGTGGTAATGTACCACAGAACCAGCAGACTCATCCACGTGTGCAACTGCACCAGAGACTGAACCCGTTATTGTCTTACCCGACTCGAAAGGAGAAGAGTTCACAAGAGTAATTGTTGGAAGTACTTTAGCAGAAGTTCCTACGAAAGGTGAGGTGTCTGGAGCTAGTGGGTTCTTTAGTACACCCATCTGACGGAAAGTATTCTCTACAACAAACGTGTCATCTACGACACCGTCTGGTTTGATGTTCAGTAGAACTGCACTTGTTTTCAAATCATCTATAGGGTCGAAACCAATACCATTTGCACTAGTAACGATAGCACGGATCTCACAATTGTATCCACCTCCACCGCCAACTTCGAATGATGCATATGAATACCCTGAACCATAATCGGTCATTTCGATTTTAGTTACCACACCTTCAGATATGTGAGCAACAGCGGTTGCGCCAACACCATTTCCAACTACAGTCAATACAGGAGCTACGGTATAACCCGAACCACCGTTCTCTACAGATGCACTTATAATCTGTCCACCAACTGCACCAAGTTTAACAGTAGTCTGCAAATCTTCGATAGGGTCTCCCGTAGGAAGACTTGGTTCTGCTTCTTGAACAGGGATGTGGTTAGATGATAGGAACTGAAAGATAGTCTCTGGTCGTAGAGAATATATGAATTTCCATGTATACCCGTCTACTGTAGTAAAGGGTTGTTCGTAAGGTACATTAAGCAGACCATAGTTAGGTTCTACCATAGATGGCTTGGGTGACCCGTCTAGATTCTTAGCATGATCTAAACAGATGTACACTTCTTTCGCATCGTTCAATACATACCAAGAGGTAGTGTTCTCCGGATCAACAGAATCGTCCCATCCAGCGTAAGTAGTACCCGAAGACCAGTTTACTCTTTTCGCTACGAATGTAGACCCCTCAACCTTCTTGATTGACTGTAGGTTCTGACGAAATTCTCTTTCTTCAAATGGAGAGTCGATAGGTGGCACAACTGTATCTTCTTGATTGAAGAGATCAGACTTACCAATACCGATATAATATTCATTGGAAGATGTCTGGATATCAGTAAGGAGATTTCTCGCTAAACTCCTACCCATTGTTTGTCGTACTATAGCTGGCATCTTTCTATCCTGTGCATTGTTAAAAACATTTGTAGTTATTTATACCAATTGTAAGGCATTATTTTTCTTTTTCTATTCTGCCTCGAAGAAAAATGTCTGAAACAGTCGTCCATCTTCCTTACCCATCCCAAAGCCAGGGATTGTAGAACAGTGATAATACTGGGAATCGTAAATTACAGCACGGTTATAGATGTTCTTAACTTCATTTACAATCTCCCAATCCTCCATTGATGTTGAAATCTTATTGAAATCTGGTTGTCCCTCTTCGTGCCTCATTATACCTGTTGTCTTATGACGATACATTGACGTGCCGGAATCTAACATAGGATGGGGGTGAAGATATACCACGGCAGCATAGGACATCGCATCGTGATGTACCCAAGTACTATCCTTCCAAGTGGTATATTGAAACGAAGTGTTATATTCGTCTAGAGGGAAATGAGTTATCTTTTTATTAATAATGTTTTCAAAAGAAGTCTTCATCTCTTCTATATAGTTTCCGGCGTCACTGCATGGATCTGTACGCAGGCCAGGATAGTTCCCAGAAATATTGAAATCTAAACTTAGTGCGAATTCACGAACGGAATCCGGATTCTTGTAGAAGTTGTCTACTATGTGTATCATATAATCATTCTCTAGAAAAAGGGGAACCGAAGTTCCCCCTGCAAATTAATATTTCATTAGTACTTATAACTTGCCTAACTTAACTCTTACCACATTATTTTCTACAATCTGTATGTTATCTACACCGAACCGTATGGAAGAACCACCAGCGAATGCGTCTTTAATACCTTGTAGACTCAATACACCAGTAGAGGTAATTTCGGTAAACGCAACATCAGTACCACTATAGTTACTAGCGCCCTGATATTGGAAAACACGTCCTGTACCTAAGTTCCAATAGACATCGTTATTAAGAACTTCATTGTTCCCACGGAACTGTCGAACCAAATCCGACTTAGAACTTGTAC